GATCCATTTAATCAGTTAGCAATGTGGTTATATCCATCACAAGATAATACTACAAATACAACAGGTATTTGTGATAAAATTATTATCTATAATTATGCTACGAAAAAATGGTCTTTAGCTAAAGCAAATGCAAGTACAATATTTTCACAATTTGTAGGAGCTTATACAGTTGAATTAATGGACATATTATCTCAGAACTTAGAAAATATTAATGCTGCATTAGATACAGATTTTTGGTCTGGAGGACAACAGCTTTTAGGAGCTATTGATTCAGATTATAAAGCAGCAATCTTTTCAGGAACTTCAAATGAATGTGAAGTAGAAACTGCAGAAATAGAACCTTTCCCTGGATTAAGATCAAACATTACAGGAATAAGACCTATTGTAGATGCTACAGCAACAGTTACTGTAAAAGCTAGAGAACGATTAGCTGATACAGAATCTGAAACAAGTTCAGCTTCCATGGTAGCAAGTGGTATGAATCCAGTTAGAAAATCTGGAAGATATGTTAGAGCTAATGTTAAAGTAGCATCAGGAACAACATTTAATCATGCACAAGGTGTAGATCTTGTAGCATCAAGAGCAGGAACAAGATGAGTGATACAATTGATATAGATAACGTAAGATATTCTTTTGAAACACAAGAGTATTTTCAAAGACAATTAGAGGAAGCAGTTAATACTTTGGTTAATAAAAATAATACTGAAAGTGACAAAGCATTTAACTGGTTTATGAATTAAGGAGAATTATGGCAGGATCATATATAGGAAAATACGATACAACAGCATCAAATAATACAGCCACTTCAACAGGTTCAGTATCTGTTGCAGAGGGCATGTTACCTTCTAATATTAATAACGCCTTCAGAGATCTGATGGCAGATATTAGACAGTTTTACAATTCTGTTGAATGGATAGAATACGGAGATGGTGCAGGAACTTATACGCCTGCTTACGCATCTTCTACAAGTTTTACAATAGCAGGAGTTAATGTAACTTCAGTTTATCATGTTGGAAGAAGAGTTAAAGTTGTAGCATCAACACCAGGAACGATTTACGGATCTATTACTGCTGTTGCTTTTTCAACTAATACAACAGTTACAGTTGCTTGGGATTCTGGATCTCTTTCAGATGAAGCTATAACTTCAGTACATATTGGAGCTATTAGTGCATCAAACACTTCAATGCCTGAAACTCCATCAATTACTGGAGATTACACATTAGATGTATCAGGCGATATAATTTTAGATGCTGATGGTGATAATGTTACTCTTAAAGCAGCAGGAACAACTGCATTAGATTTTGTTTTAAACGGAGCAACAAGTACTACATTAGATGCTCCTGGAGATATTCATTTAGACGCAGGTGGTGGCGATATAAAATTTTATGATGACGGCACTCAATTTGGAGAAATTACTAACTCATCAACAGATTTAGTTATTAAATCTACAACATCAGATAAAGATGTAATCATTAAAGGTAATGATGGTGGAAGTGCAATTAACGCATTATCACTAGATATGTCAGCAGCAGGAAAAGCTACATTTAATAATGATGTAGTTGTTACTGGTGATCTTACAGTATCAGGTGATGATATTACTATGGGCACTAACACATCTGGTGCAGCTTTAATAGCAGATGGTACGAATTTTAATCCAGTAGTTATATCAGGAGATATTTCAATTGGTACAACAGGAACAGCAGCAATTGGTTCAGGTGTTGTAGTTAATGCTGATGTAAGTTCTTCAGCAGCTATAGCATTTTCTAAGATGGAAGATCTGACTGCATCAAGAGCATTAGTTTCTGATAGTAATGGAGATGTTTCAGTAAGTGCTGTTACATCAACTGAAGTTGGTTATCTTGATGGAGTATCATCAAATATACAAACTCAATTAGATGCTAAACAAGCAACGATTACTGGATCAGCTACAACAATTGATACAGAATCTTTAACTGCAAGTAGAGCTGTTATTTCTAATAGTTCTCAAAAAATTGCAGTATCAGATGTTACAGATACAGAATTAGGATATTTAGATGGTGTTACTTCAGCTATCCAAACTCAAATGGATACTAAAGCAACTACAAGTTATGTTAACGATGCTGTTGCTGGACTTAGAACTAGAATTATTTGCGAAGCAGCAACTACAGCTAACATTAGTTTATCATCAGATCTTCAAAATGGAGATACTATTGATGGAGTAACTCTTGCTACAGGAGATCAAGTTTTAGTTAAAGATCAATCTACTGGTAGTCAAAATGGTATTTACACAGTAGTTAGTTCTGGAACAGCAAGTAGATCTACAGACTTTGATGCTATTGGTGAGTTATCAGGTCAAATGGTTATTATCAATCAAGGTTCAACTAATGATAATACTATGTGGCTTTGCACAACTAATAATACAGTTACTCTTGATTCAGATTCAATAGCATTTACAAAAGTAACTCCACAAAATGTTGGAGACGTTACTTTAACTGGAACACAAACTTTAACAAACAAAACATTAACATCACCAATTATTGATGGTAATGGAGCTGTCTTTGAAGGATCAACAGCAGATGCTTACGAAACTACAGTAGTTCCTGTAGATCCAACAGCAGACAGAACACAATACTTGTTAAACCAAACTGGTTATGTTGCATTGTTAAATGCAGCTTCAACGACTACAATTACTTCTACACCAGCAGAACTTAATATTTTAGATGGAGTTAATACAACTGCCGCAGAATTAAATATTATGGATGGTGGAACAGCAGCAAGCTCAACAACTTTAGCTAATGCTGATAGATTAGTAGTTAATGATGATGGTACAATGAAACAAGTAGCATTAACAGATGTTAAAACATACTTAAATAGTGCTGGGTATGTTACAGATGATCCAACAGCATTAGCAATTGCTTTAGGTTAATAAAATTAATTAGGAGGAAATAAATGGCAAATACGTTCAAAGTAGTAACTTTCGCAGCAGAGCCAGCTTCAGCAGGTACAGCATATAAAATGTATACTGTAGCAGGGAGTACAACAACAGTTGTGCTTGGGTTGATACTTACTAATATACATTCATCTGCAGTAACAGCAGAAGTAGAATTAGTTAGTGATACAGGAAGCAGAGGTGGTGCAAATAATGTTACCAATGGTACATCATTTTTAGTTAAAGATGTAACAATTCCTGCAGGAAGTTCTTTAGAAGTTTTAACAGGTGGTAAAGTTGTAATGGAAACAACCGATTATTTAAATATTGATTGTTCTGTTGCCGATAAACTATCAGGTACACTGTCTATAATGGAGATAACATAAGATGGCTTATATTGGTCAATCGCCTGGAACAAAGGCATTAACAGCATCAGATATAGCTGATGATTTAATTACGTCTGCTAAATTAAATTATGCTGAAACAACATTAACCGATGGAGCTACAGTAAGCTGGGATGCGTCTACAGCAGATGTTGCTAAAGTAACATTAGGTGGAAATAGAACGTTAGCTGCACCAACTAATGGTACTACAGGTCAGTTTATTTCATTATTAATTATTCAAGATGGAACAGGTTCAAGAACTTTAACATGGAACGCTGTATACGAGTTTAAAGATGATACAGCTCCGACTTTAACAACTACAGCCTCGAAGGGGGATGTATTTGTATTTCGTTACAATGGAAGTAAATGGCTTGAGGTTGGAAGAAATACAGCATTAACACTATCATAGGAGAAATATGTTTGCATTAGTAGAATCAGGATCAATTACAAAATACTTTAGTGGTAATCAAGCGATTACTATTGGAGATAACCAATACCCAAAAGCAATATTTACACTATGGTCTAAAGCTGAAAGAGAAGCTATTGGTATCTATGAAGTAGAAATGGATACTTCTAAAAGAAAAGATGAAGAATGGTACATTAACACCAATGTTACTTATTCATTTGGAAGTGGAAAAGTTACAGGTTCTTATGGTGATGCTACAGCTAAAAAACATGCCGATACTTTATGGACATCACAAGATAAAACAGATGGTTTAATACCAGATGGTAAAGATGTAGGCGATGTAAAAGTTGAAGGATTAAAAACAAAATTAATTAAAACAGTTAAACAACAAGCTGCTGGTGAATTACAAAAAACAGATTGGTATATTGTTAGAAAAGCAGACGCTGGAACAGCAGTACCTTCTGCAATTACAACACACCGAGCTGCAGTAAGAACAAAAGCTGCCGAACAAGAAACTGCAATTACAAACGCTGCAGATACGCCAGCTCTTGAAACTTTATATACAAGAAATGAAGATGGTGTAAGACCATTGGGTGATTTACCAACATTGGAGATTTAATGCCAATTAATAGTTTTCTTTATCCAGGAGCTAAAGTACCTGCGCCAGCTTATGAAGTAGCCAATTCCTGTCGGTTTAATCGAGCTGATTCTGCTTATATGTCAAAAACACCATCATCAGGTGGAAGCGATACAATTGCTACTTTTTCAGCTTGGGTAAAAAGAGCCGCTACGGAAGAATATAATGGAATATTTACATCATATTCAAGCACAACTAATTTCTTTGAAATTAATTTTGAAAGTAGTGGAGATTGTTTAGAAGTTAGAGCAAAAGTGAGTGACAGTTATGTTTTAAGGAAAATTACTAATAGAAAATTTCGTGATCCATCGGCTTGGTATCATATATGCGTAATTATTGATACAACAGATGGAACTACTGAAGATCGTGTAAAAATTTATGTTAATGGAGTAAGAGAAACTTCTTTTTCTACAAACACTAATCCTGGTTCTAGTCAAGATTTAAAATTAAATAATACTGGATATGAACATAGAGTAGGTAGAGATGAATGGAGTTCTCCAAATTATTTTAATGGTTATATGGCAGAAGTTCATTGGATTGATGGTACAGCAAAAGCTGTAACGGATTTTGGTGAATTTGATTCTGATTCACCTACAATATGGAAACCAAAAGAATATACTGGTGGCAGCTATGGAACTAACGGATTTTATTTAGACTTTGAAGATAGCGATAATTTAGGAGATGATGAAAGTGGTAATACACTTGATTTATCAGAAACTAATCTAGCCGCAGCAGATCAAGCAACCGATACACCAACGAATAATTTTTGTACGATGAATCCTTTAGATTATACTGCAACAACTTTTGCAGAAGGAAATTTAAAATTAAATTGGGCACAAGCCGCAAATACTTTTGGAATTACAACTGGTACACTTGGTATAACTGCTGGAAAATGGTATTGGGAAGCAAAAATTACTTCTGCTGATAATAGTACAGGAATACAACTGGGGGTTATTCAAGTTGTACCTTATCTTTCAAGACTAACTGCACCAGGAGTGGATTTATCCTTATTTTATGGATTAGGTGCAAGATTTATTACCACTAAAGGAGTTCATAAAGTTTTAAATGGTACTGACAGTTCTATAACTGACACTTGGTCGAATGATGATATTATAAGGATTGCTTATGACGGTGATGCAGGAAAAATATATATGTGGATGGGTACTGATGAATTAAATGGACAAACTTTTTCATCTAGCACATCTTTTAATAGTGGAACTTTAACAGCGGAGACAATGGTCTTACCCTATCTCAGTCTTGGAGATGGTGGTAGTGGAACTAAAACATGCCAAATCGAATTTAATTTTGGTGGCTGTCCAGCATTTAGTATTGCGTCAGGAAACGCAGATGCCAATGACTATGGAAATTTTGAATATAGTGTTCCCTCGGGGTATTTAGCATTATGCACAAAAAATTTAGGAAGCGATGGAGGTTAAATGGCAGCTTATACAACAATAGACGATCCTTCAGCATATTTTAAAGTTCAGCTTTGGACAGGCGATGATGCTTCAAGCAGAGCAATTACTTTTGATGATACCGATACAAATATGCAACCAGATTTTGTTTGGATAAAACCTAGAAGTACCACTACAGAGCATAATGTATATGATTCAGTTAGAGGAGCTACCTATGCGTTACAAGCACATAATGAAGAAGCAGAAGGTACGAATAATGGTTATGGCTGGTTAAGTGCATTTGGTTCTGATGGATTTACTGTAGTAGAGGGTGCTACTAACGCATCCAGAGTTAATGGCAATGCAGTAACCTATGTCGCTTGGTGCTGGAAAGAATCTACAACTGCTGGATTTGATATAGTTTCATATACAGGAAATGGAACAGCAGGAAAAACAGTTTCTCATTCATTATCAGCCGTACCTGATTTTTTCTTTTTAAAAAATCGTTCAACAGGAAGTACCCAATGGGTTACTTGGATGTCTTGGATGGCTAATACAAATGCACTTTATATAAATTTAAGCAATGCTTTAGGCACAAGCCAAACTTATCTTAATTCAACAACTCCAACATCAAGTGTTATTACACTAGGCGGTGGAAATGATGAAAATAAAAATACAGATAATCATATTCTTTATGCTTGGAAAGCAGTACAGGGTTTTAGCAAATTTGGAACCTATAAGGGTACGGGTTCGTCAGCTAATCAAGGTCCGTTCATTTATCTCGGATTCAAACCCGCACTGGTAATAACGAAACCATCTTCGGAAGTTGATGCGTGGTCGCTTTGGGATAATAAAAGACCAGGATATAATAATCAACTACATCAATTATTTCCTCATGTTAGTTCAGCAGAAAGTGCTGGAGCATCAACAAAGGCAATTAGCTTTTGTTCAAATGGTTTTAAAATAGATGGTAGTGATGCTAATGAACTAAATAAATCTGGTGATACTTATGTGTATATGGCATGGGCAGAATCACCATTCGTAAATTCAAACGGAGTACCTAATAACGCAGAATAATATTAATTAAGGAGAATAAATGGCATATATAGGAAAACAACCAACAGTAGGAAACTTTCAAGTTTGTGATGCTATAACCGTAGTAAACGGGCAAGCAGCATATACTATGCAAGTATCCTCTTCTAATGTAGAACCAGAATCAGCCAATCATATGTTGGTTAGTTTAAATGGTATCTTACAAAAACCAGGTAGTTCTTTTACTATCTCTGGTGCAACAATAACTTTTGCTAGTAATTTAGCAACAGGTGATGTAATAGATTTTATAATTTTATTAGGTAATGTTCTTGATCTTGGAACTCCAAGCGATGGAACTGTTACAGCAGCTAAAGTTGCAAATGATTTAATCTCTGGAAAAACTGCTTTAGGTGTAGCTCCAGCAGATACAGATGAGTTCTTGGTTTCAGATGCTGGAACACTTAAAAGAATTGATTACAGTTTAATTAAAGCTACAGCTCCTGGTCTTACATTTCTTGCATCAGCAACAGGGTCTAATGCTTCCGCAATATCTTTAGATGGTTATTTTTCATCAGATTACGATCACTATGTTTTGTATTACACAGTTTATGCACAAACAGACAACACAGATACAGCAGTTAGAGTTAGACAAAGTGATTCAGATGTAACTAGTAGTGATTACAGATATGCTGGTCAGGGTCATTATGTTGTATCAGGATCAAATTCTGCAAATTCTGCTGATGGTTGGGACGCTACATATTGGAGAATTGCATCTTCCGATAATACAAATGCAGCGGCTTATCCAACAACTGGTCAAATGATTTTATCAAATCCTTTATCAACAACGCATTATAAAACTTTTACAACAACAAGCATTGGATATAATTCTGGTGCTACTCCAAGTGCAATAAGAGTTTGGAATTATGCTGGATATTTTAAAGCAAATACTTCTGCCTTATCAGGTATAAGTTTTCTTTATGATGGTGGCAATATTAATGGAACAGTTAAATTGTTTGGGGTTAAAAATAGTTAAGGAGATTTATGGCAAGAACAAGAATATTAGTTAATCCTTCAAATCCAAATGGAATTGAAGTTCCATTTACTGCGGAAGAAGAAGCACAAGCTGATAGAGATGCATCTGAAGCTACTGTTAGAAGAAAAGCTGAAGCAGATGCTAAAACTACAAAAGAAACAAACAGAGCATCAGGAAAAGCAAAACTAAAAGCTGGAGAAGCATTAAATGATGCCGAACTTTCAGCATTATTTGGAGATTAGTTTATGGCAATCAAAGTAGCCAATAACCAATCCATGACTGGGATTACAGCTTTGCCATCAGCAATTAGTGGTGGTGCTTGGACTTTAATTTCTACAACGACAGCTTCATCAAGTGCAACATTAAGTATTACATCTGGATTAGATGATACTTATGATGTGTATTGTTTTAGGTTTTATAATTTACACCCATCAGCAACAGCAAAATTTCAAATAAATTTTTCAACAGATGGTGGAAGTAATTATAACATAACAAAAACAACAACCGCTGTTCAAATTTACCACGCTGAAGGAGATGATAGTGATACAGGTTTTACTTATTCAACAGGTGGAGATTTAGCACAAGGAACGGGTGTAGCACAAATTGGTCAAGGTGCTTCAACAGGTAACGATGAAAGTTTAGCAGGTTATTTATACCTTTTTGCACCATCATCAACAACTTATGTAAAACATTTTATTGCAGATACTGTTTCAACAAGTGGCAACTATTCTTATAGAAGATTACACGCTGGATATGGTAATACCACAAGTGCTATTGATGCGGTGCAATTTTCGCAATCAACAGGAAACATAGACGCAGGAGTAATAAAATTATATGGCATTAGTTAAATACAATAATAATTCTATATCAGCTATTACAACTGCTGGAACTTTAGCAACTGGTGCAATGGTTTTAATTAAAGAACAAACAGCATCTTCAAGTTCTACAATCAGCTTTGTCAATGGTACATCAGATGTGGTTCTGGATTCAACGTATCCTATTTATTTATTTAAGTGGTCTAATATACATCCAGCTAGTGATGGCGAAAATTTTACAGTTGGTTTTAGAGATGGTAGTACAGCTTATGATGCCACTAAAACAACTAGTGCATTTAGAGCTTACCATGATGAAGCTGATAGTGGTACTGGATTAGGATATAGAACTAGCGATGATATTGCACAAGGAACAGGATTCCAAATACTTAACCTAGAAGTAGATAATGATGCTGATAGCTGTTGTTCTGGAGAAATGTGGCTTTTTAATCCCAGTTCTACAACGTATGTGAAACATTTTATAAGTCGTGGTCAAACAGTTCAAAATTCTGCTACATCAAGAGAAGATTACATAGCAGGTTATTGTAATGTTACTGCCGCAATAGACGCAGTACAATTTAAAATGTCTAGCGGAAATATAGATGCAGGTAAAATCAAACTCTACGGATTAAAGGATAGTTAATGGCTTTAGTTAAATTAAATAATAGAGGAGTAAGATCAGTCAGTACCTTTGGGAGTATTTCTAGTTTAGGTTCTTATACTTTTATTAAAAAACTGACAGCTTCTAGTTCTGCAACTTTATCTTTTGTTGATGGTAGTTCTGATGTGGTTCTTGATGATACTTACAAGGAATATTTATTTACCTTTAATAATATGCACCCAGCAACACAAAATGTTGATTTAGTTTTTAACGGCTCAACTGATAGTGGTTCAAATTATAATGTAACAAAAACTTCTACTTATTTTTATGCTACTCACTCAGAAGCTGACGATGTAACAGGATTGGCATATGAAGGAGATAAAGATTTAGCACAATCTACTGCTTTTCAAGAAATAGCAAGTTTAATTGGTAATGATAATGACCAATCAGGAAGCGGATATTTACATATTTTCGAACCATCATCGACAACTTATGTAAAGCATTTTATAGCTAATGCTAATTCTGCACGAGCATCATCAGTAAGATCAAGAAATCAATATGTTTCGGGATATTTTAATACAACATCAGCTATTGATGCTATCCAATTTAAAATGGATTCAGGCAACATAGACGCTGGAGATATTTGTTTATACGGAATTAATTAATAAGGAGAAAATATGGCAAGACATCATTTAATTAACGGGATTAAGGTTCCTTTTACAGCAGCAGAAGAAGCTGAATGGGATGCTAATGAAGCAGCTCATGCAGCGAAACAAACAAAAACTGTTGAAGCTAAACCTTACATAGCTAAAAGAAAATTAGCTTATCCATATATAGGAGATCAATTAGATATGCTATGGCATGCTATTGATCAAGATGCAGAATTAAAAGGTAAATACTTTGCTTTTCATCAAGCTATACTTGCTGTAAAGTCTAAGTACCCAAAATGATATGGCTAATTCTTACAAATTTAAAGGAGTTGCATTAGCAACAACAAACGAAACTGCTTTACTTACAGCAGGATCAGACGAAACAATTATTATTAGATCTATTAGAGCTACTAATAATACAAGTAATACACCTACTTTATCATTTGATGTTTCAGATAATTCAGCTAGTGCCGAGTACACAATACTTAAAACACAAACTCTTGCTGCTAATACAGGAGTAGAAATACTTTCTGTACCTTTAATTTTGGAAGCATCTGATGCTATTAAAGCTACAATCAGCTCTTCCGATTCAATACATTTTGGTATAAGTTATCTTGTGATTACATGATTAAACTTTATAACATACCTACTAAAAGTGTAGATGAAGTATGGGGGGTTGTTAAAAATGATATAGCAAATGCATTATCAAGATCTAATGGATATGCTTTATCGGATCACATTAAACAATGGATCAAAGAAACAAAAATGCAGCTATGGATTCTTTGGGATTCAGAAGCTGAAAAACAAAACAAGTATTACGGAGTCGTTGTGACTGAAGTAATACAAAGACCATTACAAAGATGTCTTAATATTAAAATTATGATTGGTAGACATCGTGAGAAATGGCAACATTTAATTAAACATATAGAAGACTTTGCTTGGCAACAAAATTGCGATTTACTCGAATTAGTTGCTAGACCTGGGTGGAAGAAAGTTCTTAAACCCTTTGGTTACACAGAAAGTCATGTTCTATTAGAAAAGAAAAAGGAGAATAAATAATATGTCATTCGGAGGCGGAGGCGGAGGCAATCAAGGAAGCACTACACAAACAAGTGTTATGCAACCTTATGCTCCAGCAGAACCAGCATTAAATCAGATATTATCTGAAGCTGGTACAATATACGGGCAAGGTC